TGATGCTTTCTATCTGTGGCTTGCCCATTCCAGAGGCATCATGGCTTCAATGCCTTCTAAAGGAATGCCAATCGTGCGCCACTTGCGCCCAAAGAAACGAACCTCACGGTCTTTCCACTCGTTCTGATCGCCTTTTGGGATGCCTAGCGTATAAGAAGCCTTCTTCCCGGTCAAACTAAGCTGAGTAGTGACATCTTCTGTCGAAGCTGGAACAACCAGGACATTATCTACTTGAATTTCAGAATTCTCGTAGATTGGATGCCCAAAGTCATCCTTTCCAGTCTTAGTTTTCCCAATCAAAGTTACAGTAATTCCTTTAATCCGTCCCATAGATATCAATCACCCCATATCTTTGTTTTTTGAGACCTAGACGTTTCAATTCTGAATCTTTGATAAAGAGACCACCGCCAGGCACTAGATAAGAACCACTGAAGGAATAACCTAAAGCGGACTCAGCCACTTGAGTCATTGGTTCCTGATCAGTTGAGGTCATCAACGTGCGAGCTACCACATCAACCGTGACGGACTTAACAACCATGGCAAAAGATGGATCAGTATTCACTAACCCATCTAAATCCTTGCCAACTTTTTTAGCTTCAACGCGAAGAGAATGAGAAACAACTTCCAACAGCGCTTCGGCTCGTTTTTCCTCATCGAATTTCAACGCTCGCCACAATTTTTTCAAATCTTCTACTGTTGCAAAGTTTTCCATTTCTACCTCCAGCCAAGCGACTACTGAGCTTCAGTGTCAGCTTGTTCAATCAGCGAAATCAATTCAGATTTTGTGGCGCGGTTATCATAAGTAATACCTTTTTCATCAAGAATTTCTTTCAACGCTGCGTTAGTCAATGAATCCAAGGGCTTGTATTCGTCAATTGAAACCCAATCACCTCCACTAATTGCATTTTCAGTAACGATAGTAGTTCCTGTTTTTACATTAATGTATTCCATATACTACCCCGCTTTCACAACACGAGCAAAGCTGTTTTTGTCCAAAATTCCCCATCCAAGATAGATTTCTGCACGAAGATAGACTTGGTTATAACCTTTCAAGTCTTTTCCAGAATTGTCTGGATCACCATATCGAATGACTTCGAGTGGAATCTGCTTAGCATATCCCCATTTGACCATGTTAGCAAAGTCACCAATAATAGCAACATCCTTATTGGTTCCAACATTAAGACCAACTGTAGTATTCACATCTACAGGTAGACCATTAATGGCCCCTGGATTTGCTCCCCATGCCAATTCAGGGTATAGGCGCTCATTAGCTGAGTTCTTCATGCTAGCTAGCGCACTTGCAAATGTAGTATCAATAGCCATACCGCTAACGATATTGTCAGCTCCTTGAATCATTTTAACTGCATCTTCAACATTAGTATCTGGATCGCTTGTTGTAAAGTTCACTGTCTGAGTGACCGCTTTATCAAAGCAGTTATCCCCAATAACAGTAGATTCTTGTTTAGTACGTGGATTTACACCATGGAAGGCCATGATATCAATACCACGAGCTACTTTATTAGCAAACCCTTCATTGAATGACTTCAAAATATCGATTTTAGCTTCTTCTGAAGCATAAATAAATTCATCCGATACACGAGCGCCATACTCAATTTTAATAGGCACAATAGTTACAGGTTCTAAACTTGCACCACCATGCGTTTTCTTCCCATTTTCTGCAACAATATCTACATCAGAATCCAATGTAAATGTGAATTCCTTTAATCCATTAAACGGAATCGCTTGTTGATTAGACAATTTAGCCAGTGAGCTGTGACCCTTAACTTTGTTGATAAGGTCTGTTACAAGCATTGGGTCAAATAGTTTTCCTTTTGATAGTTGATCTGTCATATATTATTACTCCTTTATTCTTCAAAAACTAAACCTTGTACTAGGTTTTTATACAGTGTGTTTTCTGTTTTTTCTAAAACAGGCTCCGAATCTCTAATAGGCGCAACTGGTTGAGATTTTTTAATATACCCAACTAAGCGCTCTGCATCAGCTTTGAAGCTTTCTTCATCCGTTCCCTGCAAACGATCTGCAAGGTCGTAAGGCAATCCATGTTGCAAAGCCACACGAGTTCGCAGACTAGCCATCTCATAACCAGCGATTTTATTCTGCAAATCTTCAAGTTGCTTGTCAGCATCTGCCTTGCTTTGATTAGTAGCTTCAATTGTTGACTTCAAGCCAACATTTTCTGTTTCCAATTCTGCAACACGGGACTTGAGCTGGTCATAGTCGCCATACTTCTCTTTCTCTCGAGATAAGCGGCCCTTAATAGCAGCATCAAATTCTTCCTGTGTAGTGATTGGTTTAAATTCTGACATTCTCATGTCTCCTTTCTCCTGCTTCCCCGGCAGTTCGGTAATTTTTTTGGCATCAAAAAAAGCAGTCACCTGACCGCTTATTTTAATAACTAATTTTTTGCTTTTTCTTAGGCTTAGTAGTAGCACAAGCCCAGTGCGCAAGCAAAGCACTATCCATCAAAGAAATATCCATGTCGTCAAAGTGCGATCGATAACCAAAGCCACCATTTGAGCCAATATTCCGCTTATCACAGTTAGTAGCTACCTTTGATAGAGATGGTTGTCCAGCGTGACAGATGGTCTTCTGGTAAATTCCCTGTTCCCAAAGAGCGTTGGCCACGATGATTTCTTTCACCGTCGGTAGAATCACGTTCTTGATTCTATAATCCTTCAACTCTTCGTCCAGGATCTTTTGACCACTTGCGCCATCGATGACAATTTGAGCCACGTCAGCTTGACGCAAGAAAGCAACCATCCACTCATTCCCATTACGAACGGATTGACAATCGACTGTTTCGATAAAGTAACGGCCATCCTTGGTCCGCGCAGCAATACTCAATGCCACATTCGTTCCATCTTGGCCATACTTGATACCAACAGACAACTTGCCAGATAATTCTGGTACATCATCCACCTTGAGCTCATTCCACTCCGTTTCAGAAATAGCAGATTTTTGGTTGTAGGTTGGCCAGAATCCCAAACGTTGGATATTATGGTCCAACTTATCCTCACCAAGCTCTGCTTCAATCTTACGCTCATTTAAGTGGTATCCCATGGATGGATTAGAATTATACCAGGCTTCCACATCGTCAATTTCCTTTTCATCAGAAACCGACCACTCAGCCCAGCCAGAATACTTCCCTTTTCCGAAAAGGCAAGTCTCACGGTACTTAGTAAAGACCGTACCACTTGAAACTGGTGTCGGAGGTGTTCCACACATAATTGTGATAGGATTTTCACTATCCGTAACCGTGTACTTCAAAGCAGATTCTTGTTCGGTCGTGTACTCTTGAGCCTCGTCAATGATCAGCATGTCAAATCCTTCACCTAGACCACCATTTGAGGTTCTGGTACGGAATTGGACAACACCACCTGTTGAATATAGCTCAATTCTTTCTTGTCCCTTAGCTCGAATGGAGTTGAAATCCTCACCATCTACATACCCCATTTTTTCAAGGTATCGTTTAACCTTCTCAAAAGAGGCATGAGATGTAGAAATTCTATGCGCTGTATGCAGAATGTTCAATCCTTTATGAAGCGCCCAAATTTCAGCTATATAGAGGATTTCTGATTTACCATTACGACGAGGTATAGAGTAGCCAAATTTTTGGTGTACCCATAGTCCGTTTTTATCTACTGCCATTAAAGGCAATAGCAGATTTTTCTGCCAAGCATAGCAAGAAAGACCAGTCCGTTCATAAAGTTCAATCGCTTCTTTAGCTTTTGAATTTTTCTTGACGTATTTTAAAATCACCGATTGAGTAGGATTCTGATTGCCAAGTCTCTGTTTCCTCGCCATTCTAATTTCCTTTCAATCGTCATCGCATGATAACCCTATCGCTGGGAGATATCGGATCACCTCCTACATACTATCTAAAATATTCAGATACTCCACTTCTTCATATGTTTCTGCAAAAATATCAGGCTTGCACGGATAAAGTTCTCCCTGCACACCTTTGATTATATAATCGCCTGCTTTTGCAACCATGACCCCCTCAAGTGTTTTAATCTCACACCATGCGGGATTCTTAGTCCACTTGCCATTGTCATGAACGATAATCTCATTTCTTGTGACTGCGTCCCAGAACCAATCTTCTTCAATCAAACAACGTTCATTGAGTTGGACAGCCTCGACTACTACAGGTTTCTTTCTGTACTTCATTTTCTGACTCCTTCCAAAATATAATAAAAGCACCTTGACCACTGTCAACGTGCTTATGCTATAATTTCAACTTCCTTGATTTCATCCTCAAAGAGTTTTGTCCACCGGGTTCCTGACTTAACGGACAACCCATCTAGTTCTTCATCATAGACATCCTTGTCCTCATAAAGGCAGACGCCTTCAAATGTTTGGTCGTCAATATCGGTTATTCTGACAATCTTATTATTAAATTCTCTAAGTTCCATCAGTCTCCCCTTTCGTAGTATGTCGGTATCAAATGTGCACCAGTTTTGCTATATTTGATTGTCATAGCATTTACAGACTTACCAGTATATACATCAATTCCTAACGGCCTATCCTCAAACAAATCAACCTTTTCATTGCTGGTTTGAGCGCCTTTTCTACTTGTTTCTAAAAATCCAGTCATCTTGTACTTATCGTACAGAGCATTGATATCCACATGATCATAAAAATAGCTCTTTCCAGTCAGTGATGTTGATTGAATATGCCTAGCTTGTTTTTCTGGATTGATTTTATCCAGCCAAGTGCCATTTTTGAAGTTTTCCTGGATATAAACTACATCTTTTAAACGTTCATATCCCTCACCACCATTATACTTCAAATCCTGAAACTTTGCTAGTGAAATAGGAGCATTTTGAACTCCTAAAACATCAACTATTTTCTTATACTCCTGAATATCTGTTTTGCGATTATTGTCACGCACATCAATATTTATTCTCTTACGCTTTTCTAATTCATCGGAACTCTCATTTCTGATTTTTTTAGTCCAAGAATTTTGAACCTTACCATTTTTAGGATGATAGTCAATTACACAAGTACAATGCTGATGCCTTCTGTAGAAATTCGCTGGTTCCTCACCATATATGTAATTCCCTACTAAGCTATCACACCATTTGCAACAACGCCTAGTAGAGTGTCTACTGATCGTCGGTACCAATCCAGTTTTAGCATGAAACTCCGCATTCTTCCTGATTGTATCATCGATAATGGACTGAGTAAAGTTCACAATAGGTTCACCGAGTAACCAACTGACATCCTCAAAATTCTCCTCAGACGAAAAGCGATTGACAATGCCAGCGATTCGATCCCGATTCAACTCTGGAACTTGAAC